ATGCCCGAGCAAGCTGTAGCGCTCAAATAGTACCGCTGCGGGAGGTCTCCAATCTCCAAGGTATCCGACAACGAACACTCTTCTGCGGCGTTGGGCGACTCCGAAATACTGAGCATCGAGAATGCGGTAGGCGAACCCATACCCGCATTCGACCAGCGCCCCAAGGATGGAGCCAAAGTCTTTGCCTCCGTTAGAACTGAGTACCCCTGGGACATTTTCCCAAACGACCCAGGTGGGAGTAAGCTGGTCAACAATCTGGCAGAATCGGAGGGCCAGGTTACCACGGTCATCGTCCAGTCCTCCTCTGAGTCCTGCAACGCTGAAGCTTTGGCAGGGGGTTCCTCCGACAAGAAGGTCAATTGCTCCGGCTCGTTCCGTGAAGTGGTCATCGGTGATGTCTCCGAGGTTAGGTATCGTAGGCCAATGATGCGCCAGCACGGCGCTAGGAAACTTTTCAATTTCGGCAAACCATTGCGGTTGCCATCCGAGGGGTTCCCAGGCGAGGCTGGCGGCTTCGACACCCGAACATATTGACCCATATTTCATCATTTAAAGTCCTATCGGGTGTCGGTAGTTGTGTCGGCGGCGGCGGTGTAACCAGACGTATGCGGCAGCGACGAGAGCCACTGCCGGTATTGCCCAGGCGATAAATCGACCCACGGCGAATCCTCACTTTTTAAATCGCAGATGGAAAATGCGGCGACCTGGTCGTCGCAGACGGTGTATAAGACGATGACCATTGGCACTCGTAATGCCTGGGCTAATCGGCGCAGCTTACGACCGCTAAACTGATTCCAGATGCGGCTGGCGACAGCCTCTTTGAGGTCTTCGTCGATCTGGCCGGTCGTAGCGGCTGTAAGCTCCAGCACGGCGATGGGTAGCCCGTCACGATACTCGATCTGGTCCACGTCGTGTACTGCTCCATGATCCCAGGTGTAGCGCCAGGCTTTATAAGGCGCTGCTTTGTCGTTCCATCCATGTCTTCGCGGTCTCATTACTTTCTCTTAGCGGCTGCGCGACGACTTAATCGCCGCTGGTTTTCGGTTTCTTTATTTATTTCTATTGTGATGCTTTCAACTAGCGCCTCGTCGTCAGCCATCAGATAAATCAAATCATGCTCCTTGCCGCCGATCATTTTAGCGATGCGCGATTCCACGCGCTGTGGGTCGAGGTTGAGGAGGGCGTGGTAGCACGTATCGGCGGTCAGAAATCGATAAGCGATTACGGCACGGCGCAGATGGTGATCACGTTTATTTTTTTTGGTGTGGTGTGCGGCTTTGAGTCGGACCTCCAGTTCGTGCCACGCGTCTTCCAGCACGCCTGCCGCCAGGGCTACGTATGGGTCGGCAGTATTTTTGCGCCAGGCGATGTTGCGCTTTTTAGCCGCCAAATAGATGCCCCTGTTCAGTCATGACGTCGACGACGGCGCGTGTCGCGTCGTCGTCCCACGCCGTCCATGTCTGATCCTTTTTTCTGTACTGGAACCCCGTCCTGGTCAGCATCTTGTACGTCGCTGGCGGTAGCTGCGCTGGTGGCCTGGCTTTGATCGCTAGTTTTTTCGCCACTTCCGTCGGGTTCTTTATGCGCTGTTGGTGGTCGTCGTTCTGGCGCTTGAGCCAGCGCACCTCCTCCTCGATCACTTGGAGCAGCAGTCGGACCTCCGGCGAGGTAGTCGACCCACCCGTATTCAGCCAAGCGGCCAGGCACGACGTCGCCCATTCCAGCGTCCGAGAGCTTGTTGTACTTCTCTTTTCGATCTTGTGTTTGGTAAGTAGCCTCGCTAATAACATCTCTGTCGTGTACTGCTCTGATACGCTGTCGGGCATTTTTAACCATGCTTTCTAGTAGTTCACCGGCGCAGTGGAACGACGCACCGTCTGGTAGGTAGTAGGTATAGATTGGGAACTTGCGCCTACGGGTATGGAGCAGGTCATGCTCGTTAGCCGCGCCAAAGCTGTAGCCGTACTTTAGATCGAGGAAGAGCGTGTGCTTTGAAAACCTTTCCAGGTCGAGGTCATCGATAAGGGCGATAGCCTCTTTGAGTGTGGTTGCAGTGTTCATTTTTTACCCTCTTAATCGTCGCTTAAGTAGCTTAACGGCACCGTAATCTTGCAGCGTCGAGGTTTCTTCATCGTTTTGTAGCGGCAGTACTCGTCTGGCCCCACCGGTAGCGATCCGTTCCGTTTGTGGATCGTCGCCCATTCATGGACGATCTTAGGATGGCGGCTGTCGGTCAGATGGTAGCGATGACTATAGGGGGCCTCATATAGGCCGAAGATAATTGATAGAGATTCGTACGCCATCAGCCTCTCCTAGCGAGATAATGGGGCGTCGACTGCCGCCCGTCTACGCCGCTGCGGCATACGGCCATCGGCATCGGGTAGGTCTTGGGCGGCATCCATCTCATAGACCAGGTCCAGAACCTCTACGGCCAGTTCGCCGGTCAGCTCGTAGTCGCTGACGCCCTGGGGGGGCGTCACGTCGTTCTCGCGGCAATGGTCGAGGATGTCGCGGGCGAGGGTGTGGGCAAGCTTCAATTCAAATGGATCTTTCATTTCGCCTCCGGCGTGGTGATAGCTACGCTGTCGTCGCCGGTGACCACCTCAGTGCCGTCGACGATCTCACCGTTTTTTTCCAGCGCGGCGAGGATGGCTTTTTTGTCGGGGGTGCGCGTGACTTGTTCGCGCAGGTATTCGGCAGGTACGAGCGCCTCGTCGACGATCTCTACCTTGCGCCGCCCTTTGACTACTTTCACCTTGCCGTTGATCAAATTAACTGTTTTAGCGCCGATGGCTTTGATCCAGGCACTCAGGCTGGACTCATGCCAGGCGCATCGCCGTAGCACCTTGGCCGTCTCCTGCTCTTCCCAGTGCCAAATCTTCTCTATCTCAGCCTGGGTGTGTTCCTGTATCTCATCGAGGCGCTGACGATGATACGTCAACGCACGCAGGTGGTCCTCTGCGCGGCTCTCGCCGTCGATCTTCTCAACCTCCTGTATCTCGTCGTCGTCCACCTGGCCGTAGGCGGCTTGCCAGGTGCTCGTCACGTCGCTCATGTCCATCTCCTGTACCAAGGTTTTCCCATCGTAGTTCGCGTCTTTTCTGCCGTGTGTTCATCCAGCAACGCGCCCAGCGCAGCCACCAGTGGGTCCAGCTTGTCGAGGCGTGCGGTTAAGCCTGTTGTGGTTCCTTTTAAAAAACGTACAGTGCGTGCGGCGTCGTCGAGTCGTTCGTTAATTTTTTGCAAGTTAGTTAATGAACTAAGAGCCGCTTTGTGGTGCGTGTCTAGTTGATCCTTGAAATCGTAGAGCGCAGCAGTTACGTTATCCAATCTCGTATGAATGCGATTAAGCTCTTGTGCGTCGCGCACGACAGGATTGGAATGATTACTTAGGGTTTGAGGAGGGTCAATGAAAAACGCGTCCAATGCGTCGGAATCTTTTGACGGCGAAAACTCGCCTGGGCGACTGCGGAATGGGCGACGCTCACACTTCAAAATCTCTCCGGTAAACAGATAGTGGTGCAGGTTGTGGCGGTTGCGCTGATAGCTGCCGACCCTGTCATCGTGTTTAGAGACGACCTGTTTCCCGTGCGAGTGATTCATAAAAGTTGTTTTTGGTATGTTAAATTTTCTCGCGGCCTGTGTACGATTTAGCTTGCCCAGTTTGTGGCATACCGCCGCGCAAATATAAACTGCTTCAACTTTTTTGTCGTCTTCGCTCATTTTAGCCCAATCCGTTATCTTTTCAACGGTTGGGTCGTAGTACATCGCCTTTTTGACGGGCTGTATACGGGTCATTGCTCATCCTCCTGCGGCACCAGCCGCACTACGACGCGTGGCAGGTCTTTATCGACGTGGAAACGATCCTGGAATCCGACGATCCATCGCTGGCTGTCGTCCGGCAGCACACCGGCTTCGACAAACCCGTCCAGTACGAACTTAGACCCGATGCGCAGGTTGTCTGGGTCGCGCCGCCGGTCTCTGGAAAACCAATCGAACTCGACAACGACGGGCTGCTGCACTGGCGCTATCGCTTCAGCCCGACAAAGCCACGCGATCCGCTCAGTCCAGCGGCGTTTCTCTTTGGCATACGAAGACCAGTGACCCTTCATGGCGTTGATGAGGGTGTTGAGGTCGGGCATAATGCCCTCGATGATCAACTCCTGGGGCGACGACGGGCCGAAAGCTTTTCCTTTGGAATTAGACGCCGCCGCCCCAGGCAGATCAGAAGGGCAGGTCATCGTCGGTCGGTGGACGGGGTTCGGGTGCTGGCTCTGGCACCGGAGCGGCCTTTTGCTCCAAGAGAGTGATGTCAATCTTTTTGTTCGCTTCGATAAAAAGCGAGGTCGCCAATTTTTGAACGTCCTGAGATATGGCTTTTTTATCAATTGTGTAGCCCAGGTCGACGTATATCTTCTCTGACTGTGCCATCATCCTCTTAGCGCACGCTGCTATCGCCTGGAATACCAGCAGGGCGTCCTCACGCGACTCAGGAGTCGTAGCACCCGTCACTGCGCCGTTGGACTCTGATGGCGTCTCAGCGACGTCTACGAGCGGTCGCTCACTGCCGTCAGGGTTGGTAACAGACCAGCGTGTCTGCTCCTTGTTGTTGGCGTCGTAGGTGACGACCTTAGTAATCAGCAGGGTCGTCGTCGCTCCTACGCCGCGCTGCTCTAGCTCACGATGCAGCGCGGCGGTGGCGAAGAGCGTATGCCGCACATCGTCGACGTCGACGTTGTACTTGTAGGAGTCGCCCCAATCCTCATTCTTGCTTGGTATATGCTTGGCGTCACCGTATTGGAAATAGACCACCACCGGTATGTTTGGGTTGAATTGCAGCTTTGGGGGGTATTGCGTTGCCTCAGTCATCGCCACACCTCCATCGCCAGCGTCGGCACGATCTGGTAGGCGAGGTAGGTAGCGGCCAGCGTAAGGAACCAGGCGGCGCAGCGGTCGCCTTTGCTGCGCGGTTCGGCCTGGCGCAGATGTTTGGTGAGATTGGTCGGGCGAGGATTGCCGTGGAAGTCGTAATCGACTGCACGACGCTTCACTTTTTTGCGCTTGCTTACTGCACTGTTAAACACTGTAGCCACTGTAGCCTCTCTTTCGGTGTGGGGTTTTTCGTTCCTTTTTCCAAGTATTGCGAAGAGTCCGAATTTTGTCAAGCGCCAAATTCGGAGTGCTTACAACTGCCTATGTGTTCACCTTCACCATACTATACAAAAAGGCAGCGATTCGCGCGAATCGCTGCCTTTCTGGTAAAACTTGTGCGCTATAAAAAAGCTAGCGCAATATCAAAAAGCGTGGGATTCTAAAAAAAAGTGGAGAAAATCGCTAGAAAAAGGCTAGCGCACAAGTGGTAATTAATTTGTTTTTTAGTCAACGATAGATTAATCACCACTTTGCGCTAGAAAAGTACTAGCGCACAAAAAAAGCGACCGCAACGAGTCGCTCTCGCCGCAGCCGCTATCCACTAACCCTCGACTAGGAGGATTAGTCTGAATGTAGCATTTCTACCGCCGGACGCAACGCCAGCAGCACCTGGGCCAATCGCCTCGCCGGTCCTGGCACTTGGATCTCTCCTCGTTCCCAACGCCCTACGGTGATGAGTGTGACGCCCATCGTCGAGGCGAACTGCGTCTGCGTCTGGCCCAGGTGCTGCCGCAGACGCCTGATGTCGCCGCCGTCCATCTCGTCAAGCCTGTCGTTGTCGAGCTTCATCGCTATTGGTCCTCAATCTTAGTAAAGTTGTCTCTAAAGTTTTTCAGATAAACATGGCAACCGCCACCGTCGTCGAACAGGGCCACATCTCTCTTACAGCTACTGCACTCGTAGGTGTCAAAGCCGTCCATAAAGCAACGGCCAGCCGCTACGGTTGGAAACGGGCCGCGCAACTCAACCAACGCCTCGTCTTTCAAATCTTGTTTAAAAAAGTCCAACGTCACCTTACCGGCGTAGAAAATCGCACCATGCTGATTTTCGTAGAAGCAATGAAAGTCGCTGCGGTCCATTATGCGTCCTCCTCATCGTAATCTTCCTCGTCAGCCTCAATTTGACACTGCTCCTTGATAAACTTTTCGACCTCTCTCTTGGTGCTAAAGTAGGAATGGTAAGATGCGCCACAATCGTGTCCATTGTCCGCTTGTGATGCGAAGTTAAGCTCTCTAATCATTCCCTCTTTATTGGAGTCGAGCTTTTCTATTGGTTCGAATCCTATACCTTCTGCGTAGTAGACTCTATAGACTATCATTTCTTTCCTCTTGGTTTGGGTTAGTGGGTAGAGAAATGTAATCGGTAGCGTTGTCCTCAAGCCGGTTCCGGTCCTCGAAATACCGCATCGTCGTCTTGAGGTCGGCGTGGCGCAGATGACCCTGCACCTGCTGCGGCCTGGCGCCGCCCTCCATCGCCATCGTAGCGCACGTATGGCGAAAGGAGTGGGCGGTGATGGATACACCGGCGCGGTCGCCGTAGTAAACGGCCAGGTCGCGCACGGTGGCTTGCCGCAGCTTGCCGCCGTAGTTGTTGTGATTAATCGAAACGAACACGTAATCGCCTTCGATGCCAGCGTCGGTAGCCGCCTCGCGCCAGGCTTCGAGGGCCTGGACGACGACTGGGTTGAGTTTGACGTTTTGCGCCACGCCCGACTTAGTCGCTGGCAATAGCGCGACGGTGTGTCCAGCTTCGATAATCAGATCGGACCAGCGCAGTCCAGCCGCCTCGCCGCGTCTCAAACCGGTACAGAGCAGCGTCACTAGCAGCGCGTAGTCACGCCGCCCCTTGAGTGCATTGCGATGGCTCTTAGCGTCTTCCAGCATCCGATCAATCGCATCGGAATCAATCGCCTTGCCGATGGCGGCATTAGCGACTTTGAAGCCTTTGACAACCGCCGGATCGGCCGGACTGACATCGACGATCCGCAGCGCGATCAACCGCCGGAAAAACGCCCGTATCGACGTCAGCTTTCGGTTGATCGTCGTCGGTTTACGACCGGCAGCGACGAGGTCGTTTCGATAGGTCTCGACGTCCTCGATGGTGACCGACTGCGCTTGGTCGACGGTGACCAGCGACGTGCCGAAAAACTCAGCCAAATCGCTGGCGTAGGCTGTGCGCGTCGCTGGCCTCGTCTGAGCAGCGAGGAACGGCTGCACCAGGTCAGCGGCTGGATGGGGTAGGGCGAGAGTCATTCGGCACCGTCCTTTAGCTCTGCGACGCACTCAGCGCGGAGGTCGTCGACGAGGCAATCAAGTTCAGCCTCGTATTGGGTATGGATAGCCGACCGCAGCGACGGGTTCGCCACGCGCTGGTAGCTACGGTAGAGCGTTTGGATACTGACTAGGTCGGCTAAGATCTCCTGTTTATTCATTGTCTTGCCCATCCGAAAAAGACAAACGCGCTATTGTCAGGATCTACGAAATAGCCGCACGTATCGCGGTCGACGCGCACGTCGTTATCAAGTATATCGTCGATGTCTACGTCGTCGGGGTAGCGACGGTAGCTATCGACCTCTGCGATAGTGCCGGTGTACCCAGAGTGACCATACTCGTACCGCGCTTGCTCCTGCGCCTGGGCAAACGCCTCTGCAACGCCCATCTTGTCGGCGTTGCCGAACATTGTGACGAAGTTAGTCGCACCCATGACTAGCCCTCCTCGATGTCTTGCCACACAGCGCGGTAACTCATGTTGAGAGCGTCGGCACGTTTCACTGCAATGCGAACGAAATCACCAGGTGCGACTACGACGCCTAGATGCAACGTGGTGCCTTGAAACATCTGCGCCTTAGTAGCGGCTCGTTTTGCCGCCGTCAGCGTTTTCGACGGCAATTCCTGCCACAAAGCATCGGAGTTGGCGTCATTGACAGTTGCGTTTGCGTCTGTTTCTGCGACGTAATACGTAGTCATGACTAGCCCTCCTCGCCCATGCTCCAGCGCCGCATTGGCAGGTAGCGATTCCAGGTCGATTCCGGCATTTCATCCAGGTACTGCACGGTCTCCCGAATGATCCACCCTCCATGTACGCTGTTCAGCTCCTCGTACCTGTATGTCCATGGAGAGGCTTCGCACTGCCTCTCGGCGACCCGCCTCTCAATCTCGCGGGCGATATCTGGAGCAGGGCCGAACTTGGGATCATTTATCACTTCTCGCGCTATCTCCACGCGAGAAGCGCTTAAATCAATGTCCATTTCATCCTCCTTTCGGCGCAGTTCATCGCGCAAATATTCGCAAAACCCGACTGCGCCGGTGATGGTGCAGCCTTCGCCGGTCGCGTAGTCAACCATCGCAGCGGCAATCGTTTCCAGATCGTCGTCGGTGCTATCTGCGGTGAGGCCGTACTCGTCGCAAGGGTCGATGCCCTGCATCCAGTCCTCGACTGCCAGCACGCCATGCGATTCGGTCAGGCGGTCGGCGCACATCCGTTCGACATCCTTGCCGGAGTCTGTCTCCAGCACCGCAGCAACCTCGTCCAGCAGCGTGTTAATCTCATCCAACGTCAGATGCGGCGAAATCGAATACCGCCGCCGCTTGCCGTAATAGACATCCTCCGGCACACCGCCGCCGATCTCGCCGCTGTAGTCGGCGCTCAACTCATCAGTAATCGAGTTAAATTCGATGTAGGCCGGTTGCGTGTTCAACTGGCCCTCGTACTGGACCCAAAGCGGGTGTAGTCCTTCTTCTTCGTCATCCAGATGCTGGACAACAATCTTATACTCTTCCGCAACGATCTCGCGATGCGATTCATCGTTGTGGTCGCGCTCGATAATCTGAGTCTCGTCTGCGCTAATTTCGAGATACCGACCTTCCAAATCGCAGTCCTCCTTTTTAAACATTTGAAGGACGCTCTTCAAAAACTCGAACGTGCTGGTTTCGGGGTCGCCGTAGTGGTCGCTGACGACTTTGTATAACGTAGCCATGACTAGTACTCCTCGCCCAGCGACCGCACTTCGCGGTCGATAGACATCTGATCAGCGGTTGCCTCGCCCAACTCCTGACGTGTATGGCGGTAGCGGTTGGCATCGGTCAAGCCTAGCTGCCGGTCAATAGCGTCAGCCTCGCGCTCTAATCGCGCCAGCTTCTTTTCGACGTCCTCAAGTATACGTGCCATGTGGCATCTCCTTAGTTGTAGATCCAATCGAAATGGATCTGGTTAGTGGATGCAAGGAAAATACGGCATAATGCTACATCTTGTCAAGACTTTTTTTCGCAATCTAATCTAAATCAATCTGCTCTACCTAATCTGCAGCTCCAATCCAATCCAATCCAATCTAATCCAATCCAAATCAAGTGCGGCAATGGGGCTAAATGGCGTAATTACAGGGCCATGCGACAGGACGACGACGACGGCTAACCGTCGACGGCTATCGTCGTTAGTTGGGCGAATAGAGAAGAAAAGATGTTGACTTTATATACCATATTGTTATATTGAATCTATCCACTAACCTTTTACCTGGAGTATTTATTATGTATCAGCATTTTAGTTTGATAGACGGCGCTGAAGAATATTTTTCGCGCAGTCTTTGCGACGTTTGCAAGACTTGGCTGGCTGGTGGTCGTTACGACGCCATTGCACTAGACGATAACGACGACGTCGTCGAACTGTCGCTGTGTGTCGATTGCTTGCTGGAGGTGCAATAATGTTGACGATAATTTGCTTAACAATAGTTTCGAATGTGACTAGCTGGAGCCCAGAAAGTTTCGCCTGGTTTTTAGCGATACCGGCGGAAATGTCGGCGCTGTGGGTATGGTCAATTGTCGACTGTAAGAGTTTCGAAAATGAGGTCGACTAATGGCGACGATGAAAAGAGCGCAACAAATGGCGCTAGCGAAGTTTGCAGCCGTCGGCGACGTCGCTAAATTGCGCGATGGTCTAGCCGATATCGTCGACAAGGGCGACAAAACAAAACGCGGAACATGGGCGTATTTTGCCGGCCGTTTTATCGATTGGATAGACGCCGAGATGCCGGAAAATACGCCGTTTGCGGTATGGTCGCTAGAGGGTAACGTGAAATTGCCTTTTGCTGTATTTTCGACGGCACCTATTGTGACTTGTCCGGGTGCCGGTGCTTGTGCTGAATGGTGCTATTCGTTCAAAGGCTGGCGCTACCCGGCAGCATTCTTGAGGCAATTGCAAAATACGCTTTTGCTCACAAAAAGCGCCGGTCGGCGTATCGTCGCCCAAAAGACAAACGAACTACCAGACGATATAGATTGTCGGCTATACGTAGACGGCGATTTCGCGACGTTAGCACAAGTGGCTTTTTGGATGTCGCTAATTAACAGCCGATCGGATTTGCGCGTTTATGGCTATTCTAAAAGCTGGCGTCAATTGCTCGAGTATGACAAGATCGGCGGAAAATGGCCGGAAAACTATTGCTTGAATTTGAGCAATGGCGGTAACGCCGAAAGCTTGCGAGGCGACGTCGCAAGATTGCCGATTGTACGCGGTAATTTTCTTACCGTCGATATTGACGGTAAGTTGGCCGGAAAATACGACAGCAAAGAATACAAAACAGCCGTTAGAGAGTCGGCAGCTAATGCCGGTATTCAGCGCCCTTTCGTTTGTCCTGGGCGCTGTGGTGAATGTACCCCTAAAGGTCATTTCTGTGGCCGGAAAGAGACGTCAGGTGTTGACGTCGTGATAGGGGTACACTAGCTATGGCTGAGATACTTGCAGAGTGCAGTCCGTTTCTGCTAATGTACGTCTGCGCCGTGTGGGTTAATCGAGACGCCGACAGCTAGACGCCAGCACCATACACGCCAGAAAACGCCCGACGGTTTAAGCGCCGTCGGGCGTTTTCTTGTGCTTATACGCCGCTCGATGCCGATGATTTTTGCAACACACGTCGGCGTACGTAGCGCTACGTACGCCGACGTGTGCGATACGTGACGTGACGGCGTGCTGGCGACGTGCTGCCGACGGCGTGTTGCTGTGATGCCGACGTGACGGCGTGTTGCTGTGGATATGTGAAACAAGCAATGCATACAATCCATGCTAATCAATTCGCGCAGGATCATTAGAGTTAATCGACGTCGACTGGTCGGCCGATGGCCTGGCGTCGTTTATCGGCGCTTAGACGGCTGTTTAGCCGTGCAGCCGTCGATAATTGGCAATATAGACGGCTTTTTTCAAGGGGTTGGTTCGGCTGTTTTCTCCGTCGATTCGCCGGTTAGACTGGCCGCGGATCGTCACGCATCGAGGCGAAGCGACCAGGCCCGCCCTTAAACGAAGCCGAACCCGAATATACTCGCCCACGCATGATCGCCGTCAAAACACCGCCATCCACACGTGACCGCCGCTAAAACGCCGTCCACACGTCGCTGTTGTTCGTCGCGTATGAACCAGCAAAACCAGCAAAAGCCCCTTTTGACCCTTTTGCTGGTTGCTACCTATAGCGTTTCGCTGTTTAAAAAAGCGTGACTCTCGCCGTGTACGCCGTGTACGCCGTGTACGGCGTCTAGCGTCGTGTGTCTCGTCGTGCTGTTGTCGGTGGGTTCCGTCGAGCGGTTCGTTGTTGTACGTACGTACGTCGTCTAGCGTTGGTTCTCACGTCCATACCGCCGTACCTTACTACTACTAAACGTCGTGTACGTACGTCTAGCGACGTCGCTTCGTGTCGTCGGCGCTGTTGTACAGCGACCGTCGACACTACGCGGCATTAAGCTAACCTCTTTCCCAGCCCTCGTCAAGCCCCTCCTGAATTTTTTTTTGCCCCAACGCGCCTTACGTGAACGCCCGTGCTGATTGACGCCAAGTCTGTCGGTGCTAGCTTTTACCCACATGGCGACGACCCGTTTCACTGAAACGACCTGGCCTGCTGCACGCTGGCCTAATTTTTCATTTTCGGAGCTGGCCTGTCGTGAGACGGGTGAGTGCCTGCTGGACGGGGCTTTGGTGGACGCGTTGCAGCGTGTTCGTTCTATCTGTGGTCCGATGACGGTGACCAGCGGTTACCGGTCGCCCCGCCATTCGGTTGAGGCGGCTAAGTCTCGTCCTGGTAGTCATACGTTGGGCAAGGCCGCTGACATCCGCTGCGCTGGCACGCAGGCGTTTGAGATCCTGCATACGGCGCTCGACGAGGGCTTTACCGGCATCGGCATCGACCAGCGCGGCGAGGACCGGTTCCTGCACCTCGATGTGATTACGCACTTAGACGATTTTCCGGCGACGCGGCCGACGATCTGGAGTTATTAGGTGGCGCTGAGTGAGAAGCAGCTTGAGGCGGTGCAACTGGTCGTCCTCGACCGCTGGAACCCTAAGTTGGTCAATGATAAGATCGCTAAGACGGTCGGCGTCGAGAAGTCGACGGTGTTTCGTTGGCGCAAAGACCCTGAGTTCGATGCGGAGTTGCAAAAGCAGCTGGAGCGCGACCGGCAGGATTTTGACGAGGTGCCTCTGGCGTGGCGCAAGAACCGTGTCTTGGCGCTGGAGCGGCTCTACGACAAGATCGAGGACCAGCGGGTGAGTCTTAAGCTCAAAGTCCTCAAGGAGATACGCGAAGAGGTCGGTGATCACCGCATCCAGGTCGATCATACCGTCGAGGTCAAGGGCATCAACCTGCCGCCGCGTGCCGAGAGTTACGAGGAGTGGGTGGCTCAGAACCAGCAGATGCAAGCTGTCCAGGCCGATTACCAGGTCGAAGAGGCGGCTGGATGACCTGGCGACCGCAACCTGGGCCGCAGGAGGCAGCGATCCGCGCCAGCTTCGTCGACGAGTTGTTTTTCGGCGGCGCTAGGGGTGGGGGCAAGAGCGAACTGCTTCTTGGAGACTACCTTTCGGACGTCGACACCTACGGAGAGCATTGGTCGGGCGTGCTGATACGCCGGACCTATCCAGAGTTGGACGAGATACTGGAGCGCAGCCGCCAGATTTTCCGCGCTGCCTACCCCGACGCTGAGTACAAGGTCGGGCGACATGAGTGGATCTTCAAAAATGGAGCGACGCTCAAGCTGCGGCATCTGGAAAACGAAGCCGACGCCGATCATTTTCAGGGGCAGCAGTACACCTGGATCGGCTGGGACGAGTTAACGTCGTGGGCCGACATGAAAGCGTATCACAAGCTCAAGGCTTGTCTGCGTACCGGTGCTGCCGAGATACCGACTAAGCGCATCCGCGCTTCTGGCAACCCAGGCGGTCCAAACCACAACAACGTCAAAGCGTATTTCATTGACGCTGCGCCGGAGTCGACCATTGTCGAGGGCGACGACGGCATGAAGCGGATGTATATCCGCAGCCTCGTCACCGACAACAAGATCCTGCTGGAGCGTGACCCTGGCTATATCAAGCGTTTGGAAGGGGTTGGTGACGAGCAACTCGTTAAAGCGTGGCTTGAGGGCGACTGGGATAGTTTTGTCGGACAGTACTT